TTAATTAAAGTTTCTTTCCATGTTTATATTCAGAGTACCGTTAATTTGGATACCACTTAGTGTTGGTTTGGTTGAATTTGCAAATGGATTGTAAAGAATTCTTTTTTCAGCATCCCTCATATTATAACTGCCACTCCAATAACTAATTTGAGTAGGATCGGGTTGAGTATCTGTATATGTACTATCGATTACAGAACCATGGTCATGTAACCATCCTTTAACTTCGGTGATACCTGCACCAGGATTTGATTGCATGTATAGAGCAATCAGACCTGCACAAATGGGAGATGCAGAACTTGTTCCATTAAAGAATACATCCTTATAGTTACTATCACTAGCATTAGTGTAGTAGGTCTCTCCTAACCCACCAATACCTGCCGCAAGAGTCTCATCTGCAGGTGCCCAAACATCAACGCCAGGTCCATTATTAGAGTAATTTGCTTTTCTTTCAGTGCCGTCTGAAGTATTAAAATATTCATCCATAGCACCTACACAGATACTTGGGAAGAATCTTTCGGGATGAGAACTACTGAATCCAATATTGGATGGATGAATAAACTGCCTAGAACCAAAAGGTTTATTATTAAATCCATCAAACAAAGTGAAATCCTCATGATCAAATCCATTTGAACTTTGGAGATAATCTAAGTAGTGTGGATCTGTCGTTGCAACTCCCATTCTCTGATTAGAATTTCCAGCAGAAGTAACATAGATAACTCCCTCTGCAATCAATTCCTCACCTGCAGTATTGGTACTATTAGAGCCAGAACTAGATGCAAATCTTGCATTATAAATTCCGTTGATTGCACCATCTACTAAAGTATTACTTGCAGCGTTTCCTGTGGTGGTTCCTGCAACTCCAGCAAATCTATAATTGATTGTGGCACTATTAGTTGAAACATTAGAACCATATCCCCAACTTCCATTCATGACAGTTGGTTTTTTGATTCCATGTTCATTTGTGTATGGTTTATACTTATGGAAGACTTTACAAACATCATAGTTTGTTGAGATACTGGCACCAGATGGACTCGAAATGCCAGAAATGTTCCAAATATCGGCTTCCCATGCCAGTCCATAGTTCAAACCTGCTGCTTGAGAAGCACATGATGTTCCGTGACTTTTGGTTAGATTCTGACCATCCGAACCAATACCCATAGTATTAGCTACAGTATAATTAGATGGTATGGCTATAGTTCCAAAGTTATTTGCACCACCGCTAGCAAATATTGCAGATCTATGAGAAGTATCATTAAATTCCCACCACATATGTGCAGATTCTGTTGTAGGTCCTACTCGACCATCTGCTTTTGTATATAAAAGTTGGGGTCTAGCGTCCCAATATGCTTTATCTAAGTAATAAGGACCATCTAAAATTACATCTCTAACTCTACTCACTCCATTATAGTCTCTTAATTCTGGATGACCTTGAAGAACACCAGAGTCTTGAATAATTATATCTACACCTTTTCCAGTTAGACTGTAATCAATATCACCCGTAGTTGGTTCTGGGTTTCCCCACCAGTTAGGATTAGCCCAATCACCAAATGCACCTCTGGTGGTTATTCCTGTTCTGGGCATACCCCAGTGAGTTCTGTTTAGTTCGCCCGCTGTTGTAACTCCACTAGTAGGTGCATTAGTTGCGGATAAGTCACGATATACTTTTACATCTTTTCCCCATCTTTTAATGTCGAGTTCTGGTTGTGGGTATGCGTCTGGATTTGATTCGGGATCTAGTTCAACAAATAAGACATCTACATGACCTTTTAGATCATTTGCTTCTTCATCAGTAAGTTCATATACACCTCTTGTAGGGCTATGAAGTTTATCATCTGCACAATCTACTCGTCTATCAGGAATACCATCCTGATTGGAATCAAGGGTGAGAGCTTCATGAATCTCACCCCACTTATCTGCTGATGTAACTGCGATTTGATACTTTTTCATATTACGCTACGTTAAAGGTTCCTTTCATACCACCATGCAATGTGCATTGATACTCATAACTAGACGGTGCATCAAATGGAACTGTGAAGATCTGAGTTCCAGTTTGAGATCCACTAACATAAGTTCCAACACCAGTCGTTGTTCCAGTAAATTGAATACGGAATGGGTGTCCCGTTCCAGTAGTATTTACGAATATGTAAGAGAATCCTCTCTGTAAATAGAATGTTGGATTGTCTGTACTATTTACCAAACCAGGACCAGAGAATCTGTAAGATGATGCTCCATTGGCAGTTACACTATACTTGATAGCGAATCCAACATCAGAACCATCACCAAGTGTATCGTTAGTATGGTAAGTTACTGCTGTTGCAATACCAGTAGATTCTATGTTACCTGTTACTTTAGATCCTATTGAAGTTGTTTCAAACTTCTTAAGTCCATCGTGATACAACTCTGAAGAACCATCTATATTAAAGATGGCCATATTCTCAGAATCATTGCCTTTGGTAATACGGACTGCGGGTCCATTAGTTCCTACGACCAGACTTCCAGAACCTACGTCTTCTACAATAGAATTAGTACCATCATTATGTAATCTTAGGTTTTCTCCAGCACCAAAGTACGCAAACTTCTCAAATACTGTTGTATGTGCAATGGAAATGTTTCCACTCTGTGCAGTAATAATACCAACACTTAATCTGTTACCAACAGTTAGATCGGTACTGATCGCAACAGTAACCGCATTTATATCTAAGTTATTTGGAGAGTCAATACTTGGTGTTCCTGATTGATTGCTTTCAAATCTAGAAGCAGTTACAATACCTGACGCCTTAATATGAGTGAATTCTGATACTCCAGTAGTGTCAATACCTGAAACATTTGCAGCACCAGTGTATCCTATGATTTGAGACGTGGTAATACCACTTAAAGTGGAACCATCACCATAGAATCTGGTTGCATAAAGATTTCCAGTAACAGTGGCACCTGTACTGATAGTTTCAAGTTTTTTACTATCAGCATAATAAAGATCTACTGCACCAGTAGAGTGTGTGAGAATTCTTTTTGATCCAGCCCTATCGATCTTAACATTATCACCACGGATAAACAATGTTTTACCAGCAGTCTGTTGGACAATTCCAACATCACCAGAAGTTTCGTATATTGCTAAATCATTATCATCACCAATACTTAAAGTATCAGAATCACCAAGATTTATACCTCCTTGAGCGGTGATAATTCCAGTGAATGTACCTCCTCCTGTGGTTACATAACCTACTGTTGCGTGGTCACCCCAACCATATGCTTGATCCCAGTTAGGAACGTTAGTGCTAGCAGCATAACCAGCTGTAGAATGGTCACCCCAACCATATGATGTGTCCCAGTTAGAAATTTGTGTTGAAGTAATACTTGTTGCAGCACCACTAAATTCAACTCCAGTAATAGCAATTGTTGCTTTAGTTCCAGATACCGATGCGGTAACACCGGCTCCTGTGAAGTTGATTGCTGTAATTCCACTACCAACTACTGAACCTTCTTCTTCTACCTTAATATTTGCTTCTGCTGTTATTCCTGTTAGGTTAGATCCATCACCGACAAATTGATTTGCAGTTACAACACCAGAAATATTTGTATTACCATCTACTCTAAGGTCGGGTACAACCTGTACGACACCGCTTTGAGCATCCAGTTTTAAATTAAGACTATTATTTAATCCAGCAACAGTACTTTCTTGCAAAGAAAGATCACTATCTATTACTACGTTATCAGCAATATCAAGAGCGTCAAATGATCCAATTCCAGAAGCATTTACATTACTAAGAATAACATCCGAGAATGTTGTGATGCCGGTGTGAGTCTGATTGTTTATCTTTGCATATGCACTTAGTTCACTATTCAGTGCATATGACGTTAAGATTCCAGTCACATAACCAGTTGATACTGCATATCCTGCAGTAACAAATCCCGCACCATTAGCTAATTGATTATTATTAGTTGGAATTGTTGGTTTGTCTCTAAGATCAACGTAACTACCAGAGAAAGTCTTGATACCAATCTGAGTATCTACGTAGTTTGTTACATAGACTTCTGTAGCGTAACCTACTAAAGCTCCAGAAGTTATGAATCCTACTAAGTCTCCAGTGGTTGTAAATCCAATTATTGCATTATCTACATAACCTTCTGTTGCATAACCCACTAGTGAAGGAATTGAAGAAGTAGTTGCGTATCCACTTAGATCTGGTGGAGTATAAACAAAAACTCCTATATTCTGATTGTAACTAAGACTTGCAACTCCAACAGGATTGATGGTTACACTCAGATCCGAATAACCAATACCAGATCCACTTCCACCACCTCCAGTATCTGCAGCAGCCTGCCATTCTTCGCCAGACCATTTTAGAACTTGTCCTGCAGAAGGTGTGGGAGCATTGACGTTGTTAAGGTCATTAAGTACTTGTGGGATTGATGGTCTATTTGTGAGTGCGTTATAATCACCAGAGAATCCGATTGCATTGATTCTTCCATCAACATATCCCTGAAGACCAGAAATACCAGAAGTTGGAATACCAAACAAGTTTGCACCATTACCATCATATGCACCATTAACTACCTTAACATTTCCATTAACATGAAGTCTTTCAGATGGGTTAGGGTAATTAAGACCCACATATCCCCAGTTGGATGTATTTTGGGGATGACCACCGTTAACGGTTACCATCTCCTGCATGATTGGATTTGATAAACCGAAGTTACCACCCTCCGATTGCATTCTAAATGTAGGAGTGTTAGTGTCAGCTCTCAGTCTGAAATATACTGCAGGACCTTCTTCTGCATCGTATTCTAGATAAACATAATTTGTGTCGGCTCCGAAGGCTGCCAGTCCATTATCATCTCTTAGTTTCAGAATGGGATCGTATCCGTCAATCAACAACTCACCAGTCAGAGTCATGGTTCCAGCAATACCAACATCACCAGTGAAGTCGGTACTTAAATAGCCACCAGTAGAATGATCTCCCCAGTTATATGCGGCATTCCAATTGTTAATATCAGAAGTATTGATACCTAATGCAATAGGATTTTCTCTTCTCCACTCTGAAGTAGCAGTTCTATATCTTAAAATATTGCCTTCCCATCCACCGTCAGCTGGACCACTTGGAGTGTCTGCAAGTTCTAGAAGGGAACTATTTTCATCTATTAGTTGTTTCCATCCACCTGCATGTGCAAAGTAACCATGACCTGTGTCATGTGCATGTGCAAACATGCCATGGTATACACTTGCATCTACGGTTTGTAAACCTGCAAGAGTTGACCAAACGTTAGCATAATATACTTTATCAAGTATAACAGGAGTGCTTGTAGAATTACCTCTACCAACTACTCTATCAAGAGTATCTGTTTCCGTGTAGGAAGTTAGATAACCTCTGGTTGCATGATTACCCCAACTATATGCAGAATCCCAATTACTAATATGTGATGAAGTAATTATATCATATGGTTTTGAAGATAAGTTTACACTTATCGTTGCAATACCTACAGAAATTGGAGTTACATCTAAGAAATTACCAAAATCTATTTTAGTTACATCACCTAAGGTTACGTTATCATCGCGAAGTTCTACTCCATCGAGACCGCCACCGCCGCCTCCTCCACCACCTGTGCCGCCACTTCCAATGACAGCAGAAACAGAAATGTCAACTCTTCCCTGTGCATCGGGAGCAGATACACGAATATTTTCAGCAAAGTTTAATTGTTTTGCAACACCTCTTCGGATACCATCTTCATAGGTATCAACACCATTCTCGGTTCCAACAACACCTAACAGTTGAGATCCATCTCCAAAATACTTAAGTGCGGTAACAACACCTGCGACATTCAAGTCGGTAGTTTCTACAGACTGTGTGGTTGTAATACCAGTGTTGGTGAGTCCAGACAGTTCAATGGATGGAACTCCAGTGAGATTTTCTGCAAGAGTTGAAATTCCTGCAGTACTCGCATAACTTATAACATTATTTCCATCACCTAGAGTATCATAGATCTCTGTAAAGTTCTTATTGACTTTATCTAGACCCGTTCTCAACGGATCGCCAGTGCCATCGTTGGGAGCGTTTCCTATGTTAATAACACGTTTAGACATTAAAACTCCGCCCTATGTCCCTATTTTATTATATTTATCGTACACATAAATAAGAGAGTTCTATTTGGATACTAGACCATGTTTCGTAATTTATTGGAACACTTTGCAAAATGGCGTGAGGAACGGAAGTTTAGAAAGAAGGTAAAGTCTTTGAAAAAACGTGACCCGTTTATCTACAAATGACCGTGACTAAGTGGGGTATCTCCGCAAATAATCATAACGCTGCTCTAAGTGTTTTTGTTGGGGATCAGTTAGTATTTGCTAGCTCTAGTGAAAGATATAGTAAAATAAAAAATGACGGTCATCTATGTAAGAGTTTAATAGATGAAGCAATGTGGTGGGGAACACCACATGAAGTATATTGGTATGAAAGTCCAAAGTTAAAGTCATATCGACAGTTAATTGCAGGACAAAATATCCCAAGAGGGGAAAATAATATTACCAGTTATATCAAAAAACATATAGGAAATCTACCAGTTTATTATACTTCTCACCACAAGAGTCACGCAGCAGCTGGATACTATACAAGTAAATTTAATAATGCAGCGGTAGTTGTTCTAGATGCTATTGGTGAATTTGAAACTTGTACTATATGGAAAGGTCGTGGAGAAAAATTAAAAAAAGTATATTCACAATCGTATCCCTCTAGTTTGGGTCTTTGGTATTCCGCAATGACACAACGGTGTGGATTAAAGCCAAATGAGGAAGAATATATTCTAATGGGCATGTCGGCATTTGGAGATCCAGATAGATTATACAAAGAAATGCTTTCGGACTTTTTTGATCTAAACAAATATCCATTTTATGTAAAAGAAAATTTGCATAGGGGATGTCCTAGATGGAGAGAAGATCTTACAACCCAAAAAGACTTATTTGATATTGCTGCAGCGACTCAGAAAGTTTATGAGAAGATGTTTGAGAGAACTCTACTCAAAGCAAAAGCACTAACAAAAAGTGATAACTTAGTATTGATGGGTGGTTGTGCTTTAAATTGTGCTGCAAATCCTATCGCACTTAAAATTTTTGAGAAGGTTTGGATTATGCCTGCACCTGGAGATGATGGTAGTGCTATAGGAGCAGTTCTTGCACATCATAAGAAACATATCAATTGGAAAACTCCATTCCTAGGGAAGAACTTAGGACATAATTGTGACAACATGAGTATTGTTGAAGATCTATTGATAAACAAAGTTTGTGGTATTGCAAGAGGACGTGCAGAATTTGGTCCTAGATCTCTTGGAAATAGAAGTTTGATTGCTGACCCTAGGGGGACAGACGTAAAAGAAAAGGTCAATCAAATAAAGAAAAGAGAATCTTTCCGACCCTTTGCTCCTGCAATCTTGGAGGAGTTTGCAAGTGAGTATTTTGAAATGCCTTGTGAGAAAAGTCCTTACATGCAAATGATTGTCAAATGTAGAAGACCAGATCTATATCCAGCAATTGTGCATATAGATGGAACTAGTAGGGTACAGACCGTATCTAAAGAAGATAATCCAGAGTTCAGAGAATTTTTGGAACTGTGGTATAAGATAACTGGATGTCCTATGGTTCTTAACACGTCTCTAAATATTAAAGGAGAACCCATCTTGAATGATAAAGATCAAATCATGGAGTGGGAACAAAAATATGGTGTTAAAATTTGGACATGAGTGGAACTGTTGTAACCTTCGGTGATAGTCATTTTGCAGGATCTGAAATTGAATTTGAAGGTCAAAACATGTGTTATCATAAATGTTTTTCCGCAAAACTTGCAGAACGTTTAAATTATTCTAGTGTTAACTATGCATATCCAGGTGGTAGTAATTATTGGTCTTTGAATGAATTTAATAATTTCATAAAAGATTGGAACGGCGAAAAATCATTAGTTATTTTTGGAATAACAGATTCTGCAAGAACATTTTTTTGGGATGATAGTTATGATGTTCCAGTTGCATGGCACGCTTGGCCTGGTAGGATTGATTTTAAAAGTTCAATCTTTGATAGAGTTTCGGATGAAATGAAACAATCCGAGAAACACAAGAGATTTTTATCTTTGTATTTAAATTTCTTAAAAGAAAATAGTATAGAACAGTTAGATATGAAAACTTTTGATATCTGTTCTCACGTAAAAAAAGAGTGTGAAAAAAGATCCATACCATTTTTAATTATATCTGGAACTATGGCTGTTCCTGGTTTATGGACAAAAGAGTTTAATGAATCTAACTTTTTCAGATTTGATGAATTAGAAACTTATAATAAAAAAGAATATTATAAATTTCAAACCATGAGAAAATCTAGTAGATGTAAAAGTATTGATCAATCGGAAGAGATTAGTGTTGCTCCATGGCAATCAACATACTGGTATTGGGCCCAACACTCTAAGACATACAAAGAGTTTGTGAACAAAGGAGAGAGAAAAAGTTATAATCATGCATCTGAAAAAACTCATGAAGAGTTTGCTGAAGTTCTTTTTGATTATATCAAAGAACAAAATGTATTGCAACTTGACACAAGTGCGACTTTATCACTATAATGACTCTGTGGAGTTTCAGAAATAAATATAGCTAAACTTAAAAAGCTATATGGTTGATTATGAGAACCCTTGGATGTACAAGGGTCGTGCGTTTTTGTCGGAAGATATTGGAGATAACTACGGGTTCGTTTATAAAATTACGAACTCACTTAATGGTAGAGAGTATATTGGAAGAAAATATTTTGTCCAGAAACGTAAACCAAAAGGTGGTAAACGCCGAGTTACTTCAGAGTCCGATTGGAAGAAGTATTATGGGTCTTGCCCTGAACTGAAAGAGGATATAAAGAAGTACGGGAAGCAGAACTTTTCTCGCCAGATTTTGAGTATACATACTACACTAGGAAAAGTGAACTACGAGGAGACCCGTCAGTTGTTCGTCCAGGGAGTCCTGACCGAATCGCTTGACAACGGTGTCCCGAGGTTCTACAATTCTAATGTTCTCGGCCGTTAC